CAAAACTGGCAAAATTTTTAACGACATGGGAATCTTCGTACGGGCACTGAAGGTCTGGCCAGACGATAGTTCGTTTCATTAGTCCTCATCTTCGTCGTCATAATCGCCGAATTTTTCTGGGTCTATTGGACTAGGCAAAATCCAGGCTGGGTACGCTTGAGGTTCAACAATAACTGCTAAGGCTAAATCTACTTCAAAACCTGCTCTACGTAACGCTTTATACATTTCCTGCAGGCTAATAGCCCAAGCGTCTAAGGCCGAATAAGTATCTAGGTCAATAACCTTTTTTCTTGCCATAGTTAATTGTCACCTCTCCAAAATACGAAGTATGGTTTCGACACGCGCTTCCAGGGTATTTATCTGGTCGCGCATAGAAGAACCGGAATTAGGCTTTAGTTCGTTTAGATAATGCTTTACCAGCCAGCGCACCGAGCCAATAAAAGAACCAATAACGGTCGTAGCAGCAACAGCAAGAACCGCTATGTCCTCTACAGTCATTATTTTTTGTGTGGTGTGGCATAACCAAACACCCCTGCAAGAACAGCCCATAAAATCGAACGGTAATCGGCTGCGAAGTTAGAAGCAGCCCAAGCAGATAAAAACGCTCCGGCTGTAAGGATTGCAGGGTTCTTCATGTTCATTATTTATCCTTTGAGTAGTGGGAGATTAAACGGCGAACCGTCCTGGTCGCCATTCTTTGTAAACGAGACGTGCATATGCTTATCGTGCGGGTTAATCCCCCGGTACTTGATGAAACGCCATAGGCTTTTGCGACTGGCAATTTTTCCAGCGAAGATAATATAAGATACTCTTTGGTCAGATTTTGCCAGTGTACGAAGTTGATTTGCAAGATATGGCATAAGGTCCGGTTTACTTTTACCTGATAAATCCCGGTCCAGGTCCAAGGCACGAACCCAGCCTGCAGAATCGGGTATATGGTCCGAAGTACCTGCGGCAAGATGTCGCGCGTCTGCGACCCAACCATCACTAGATTTATCTCTATCTGGGTAGGCATTGTTTATCTGGTCGCGAAGTTTAACCCCTGCGGCACATAACTTAGGCTTCATTATCCGAGAATAGTTTTTAGTTCATCTTCAGTTAAACCGAGTCGAGCCAATAGCGCAGACTTTTGGTTTGCCTTTGCTTCTACTTCGGCTTGCTTCGCTGGTGCGTTAGCAGCATCAATTTCCATTTGTGCTAATTCTTCAGCATTGGCATCGCGTACGATTTCTTCGCCAGTTTCAACATTAACAATTTTAACCTGTGGAAGTGTGTTTGTTTTAGGCATTATGATACTCCGTAAAGTAGGGCGGTTCCTGAGGTAAAGTTTCCAGAAGCAGGATAAAGCAATAATGAAGAAATTGCCGATGTTTGACCCCATAAAGCAGTTTGTTTCCTAAAATCAAAATTGGTAGGAGTTGTTTCTTGATTATTTATAGCAAGACTGTTTACAATTTTCCAAGTCGCTGTGTTTGCATAGTCATAAAAATCAACTACGGCAAAAGTTTGACTAGTACTGCTATCTCCCCCAGTAGTAATAAGAATTTCATCAACATTGAAAGATAAGTTAGTTAAAGAAGTCGAAGTATAGGGTTGTAAATTGTAATTGGTACCACTATCACTGTTAATTCTTGCTTTTATGAGTTCTCCGTCAACAGAAGGTCTAAAATTTCTGATAATAAGTTGTAAATTTTTATAAGTTGATGGAATTGATGAAAGAGTTACTGAAGCGCCTGTTAGAGTAGTTGTGCTTATTAAAGTCATTCCACCTGCTGAAATTCCAGCCCATGCAGGTACGCCACCTGAAACGGTTAAATACTGTCCGTTTGTACCAATCGGAAGACGAGTATTTGTGTTAGCAGTTGATGAACGGTATTCAATATCTCCAAGAGTCGTTGAAGGGTTTAGCGCCTTGGTAGTTGTGTCAATAGATGAACCAAGGGTGCGGATAGCCGCTGCGCCATCTTTAACTAGGTCTGTATCATTAGGGGTAGTCCACCCATAATTGGTTGTCGTTGCCATCTATTCTCCTTGATTAGGCTACTATTGTAGCGTTATTCCAGTCCAGAGTAGGACTTATCGTGTTCCATGTCTCTGTGACTGGAACGTTATTCCACTTCATCGCTTGTAGGCTAAAAGCAACAGGCGAAACAATTATCGTTAAATCTAAAGCATTAAATCGGCTAGTCCAGGTCCAACCTTCGACGAAACCCTGATAACGACCACCGGCAATATTGGCAGGTAAATCTTCAATATCTAGTGGAAGGCCCATAAAAATATTTAAAGCCTGGTCCCTAGACGCATCTGGAATACTAGGGTTAGTAAGTGGAAAAGTTATTGCTTTAAATTGGTATTGAGGATAGGCCCGGATATCTAAATAAAATTCTGCCTGAGATAAAGCGTCGGCCGTTTTTTCAATACTGGTTTGGATGTTTTGGGCTTGCATTCCATAAGTAGCAATAGAAGCAGCATCTTCAGCGGTTTGTTGCTGGCTGTTTTTGTAAGTAATTGTTACTTTATTTCTAAGGTCTCCGAGACGTTTAGAAGTCGAAATGCCAGGAGCATAAGCCCATCCGCCATCCACGTAGGCATAACCATTAGCCGCTAAATATTGGCTTCTATGAGTTGAATCGGCATACCCAATTCGTCCGCTTGAATCCTCATAAATATATCCGAGTCCTGAACGTGCAAGATTAGCGACTAGTGAATAAACGTCTGTTGTAGAAGCAGAACGAGCAGTTAGTTCGTAATCTCCTGGACGGTCAATCTCCCCTAATCCTGAGTTTTCAGCATTAGCCCAGGTAGTAGTTGGGTTATATGCGGCCCAGGTTTCGGCGGCTGGAACTTCTAACCAGGTATTAAATAGCAATTCTGAAAGGATAGAATAAATTTGGTCGCCGTCGTAATCTTTAGCCAATACACCTTCAGTAAGAGTTTTAGGTAATTTAGATAATGCACCTAGCGCAGTAATAGTTATATTCTGGGTAATGGCTGGTTCACCCGTTGCCACCACTACGTTAATGTCTGTTATGTCGCCACCGAATAATGGAATATAAGTTCCGGAAGAATCTTTTACTTTGATTACTACTGAATCGTTTACGTCGTAAGTAATCGCTGCCTGATTTACATTCTTTATCGTAAAACGGCAATAACCCGCTACTGGCTGAGAATAGATATCTGAACGTCCAGAAGTAATTGTTAAATCGGCTATAACTAGGTTTGTTATGTCACCTGCGCCGTTTACCTCTAGTGCCCAATCTGGGGACCATACGGTCATGCAAAAGCCCCTGCGCCTAGTGTGCCACGATAAGTAGACTGGTTAAGAACGTCCACGATTTGTCGAGCAGTAGATTCAGAATCTATAGCCCCATTAACTGTAATGTTATTATTGTAATTAACTGCCTGCCCTGAGTATCCCCCGCTCGGAGCCATTGGCACGAATGGAGCGTTAGTAACTCCAGGGCTTGCTGTTGTCATGCTTATATTCGAAGCGCCACCGCCGAAGCCTAAGAAATTTTTAACTTTGTTGCCCGCTTCGAAAAGAAGTTGAAATGCGCTAATAAGTTTTCCAACGGCTGTAACGACTCCACCGATAACCGTCCCTATTACTTCTAGTGCTATCTTGAAAGCCCCACCCAAGAATGGCGCAAGATAATTTTTTAGAAATAACCATAAAGCGGCGAAGGCTTCTTCATTAGCGATAACTGCGTTTTTAACTTTATTAAAGATTGACTGAACGCCTTCAAAAATTGGAATTAAAATAGTTTTAGCAACAGTAACAATATCGTTAAATGCTTGCTTTAATCCTTCCCCACCCTGAAAACCTTCTACGAAGGATTGAATAGCCGGGATAACATATTGAACTATATTTTCAACCATAGGCGTAATTGCATCCAGAACGAAGGCTCCGATTGTTTCTTTACCTTCATCGAATGCAACCTGTAGTCTGGCCATCTTGCCCGCAAAAGTGTCTGCTTGGGCTGCAGCCTGTCCACCGAAAGTATCTGCTAAAGACTTTGTAATATCGTCTAGCGACATAGTTTTTAACTGAGCGGCTGTAAGTCCTACGCCTAGTTTTACTAGTGAAGCAGAATTACCTTCGGCGGCTTTACTCATGGCGTTTGTAACTGCCTCGAGTGACTTACCCGAACCGGCTGATACATCTAACGCGACTTGCTGAAGTTTTAGCGCCTTTGAAGTATCGTTAGTAGCACGTAAAAATCTTTCGAAACTTGGACGTAGTTCATCGTCTGTTTTACCTGTAAGTAAAGAGGTTCTAAGTATCTGCTTTTCTACTGCCGCTATCTGTTCGTCTGTAGCGTTTGTAACATTCTTTAGAGTAAGCGCTAATTTTGCTTGCGCCTTTTCGTCCTCTATTGCGGATTTAACTCCGTCTACTAAAAGTTTTCCAGCATAGGCGGTAGCAGCAACGCCAGCCGCTAAGAATGCCGCGCCTGCTACTTTGCCGAACTTTGTAACCTTGTCACCGAAAGTAGTAACTTCGTTATCGGCAGTATTTAAACCCTTTGTAAATTGGTCTATATCGGCAAGGAGTTTAAGGGTTAAGGCTCTACTCGTTCCGGCCATTATGTCACTCCTTCAAAATTTTACTAAACGCTTCTGTCCATTCGGTAACTATCTTCGGCTGGATTTTGCGAAGTGTTGGATAGATAAACCATCCTTTAGAACCGCGACCTTCGCGTCCTGACCATACCGGGAACTGCTTATATTTATTAGAACCAAACTCTGAACCGCCCCAGATATCCTTAGTAGTTGCACCACCTGAAAATTTCTGAGCAGCAAAACCGTAAGTGATTTCACCTATCTTGGATGACTTCTTTACTCTAGCGCCTTGCGCGATACGACTAGCAACAGCCCGGGAACTTAACCCCGAAGCAGTGCTAATAACTTCGCTTCTTGCGTAATCTGCTAAGGCTCCAGAAACGCGCTTGGCTTCTTCTGTTGCCTTTTCATCCATATTCTTTAACGCTTTAAAGACACCACGAAGTTCGGTTTTATCGAAGGCTATTTGTTCAGCCATGATTCCTCGCTTCTAATATCTCTATTGCGGTTAAAATATCTTCGGCAGTTTCCCACTTATCCATTGGAATATGTGTGGCTAGTGCCAGTTCCACCAAGAGTCGGCTTACGCTCCCTCTGGGATGGCTTTTGGGTCTGCATCGCCTACTTCAACATCTGCGACGGTTTCCATCCAGACATCAAGCGGCTTAACTGGCTTACCGCCTGCATCTCGTTTCATGGCACTATGGGCCACGTATAAGATGTCATACATTCCGCCGAACTGGGAAATAACCTTTTTAGTTGTCATCTCCCATCGAGCATAATCCGGCGGACGTACCTGGTAAGTCTGTTCTGACCCATCGTTATATTTAATTGTTATGTTCTGTTGCATTTTGCCCCCGTTTCTAGTTTTTAACTAAATGTTTCTGTTACTGCGCCGCGCTTTACCTTGAAAGTAAAGTCTACAGTCTGTGCATCTGTTCCAGCGCCACCGGCTGTTGGAAATTCTGGAAATACATCAAACGCGAAGACTGCGCCTGTTGCTGCAGTCATAGTAATAGTAATGCTGTTGTCTGGTGCTGTTTCTGCCGCTGTCCAGATAGCCTCGCATACTGAGTTAGCCTTACCCCAGTCTGCTAGCATGGAAAGCGCGAAAGAACCTTCGATATTAGTTGTCTTTACTTCTTCGCCATCGAGTGTCTGGTAAACCTCGCGTACGTTAGTTTTTGTAAGAATTGCGCTAGTCGCTTGTGCGTCAATATCTGTTCCACCTGTGAAAGATAGAGAAACATCGCGACCTGTAATTACTGTGGTTGCCATTATTTATCCTTAGTTTGTTTGTGTGTAGTAGGTAGAAACTCTGATATCCGCCACTAAAACATTAGATGGACCGACCTGAGTAACCGTTGGTTTTTCTATTGCTCCGATTGTGTATCCGACTGGAATTACTTTCAGAACGCTTATTACTAACTGCTCGAGATTATCGAGTGATGCCGGGTTGGAGTTGTAAGCAACAGCAACCGAAATAGTTAGATTTATCTTCATGTGTAAGGTTGATTTGTTAATAGTCTCTAATTCAATATATGGAGAATCTGGGACTGTCACTACGAACGGGACCATAGGGGCCTCGGGAACGTAGGCATAGACGTTAGCCGTTACACCTGCGAACGCAGTGGCTAAGGGTTGTCTAACTGTGTCTAAAATAGTTGATGCTGGCATTACTGGACCATCGTTTCGACGTCAATATATGCGCCTAGTAATCCTGACACTCGGTTGAATAAACTACGGCCTAAACGGTAAGGTGAAACCTGAGTAAAATCTATACCTTCGATTTGTCCGCCTGGAGCGATTCGTGATTGAAATACTTCTACCGATACTGCAAGAACGGCGGACTCTACGGCTGCTACGCCTACATAAGTTGAAGCGCCGGAAAGAGTTGCTAAACCTGATGGGATTACATTTCTTTCAATAATATTTGCGTTAGTAATTGCTACGGTAAAGTAACCGTTAAATTCTCTGTAATCTCCGTTTAAAAATACACGTGAATTAGATTTAATAATAAAATCATCCTGGTCATAATTGGATGATTCCAGAATAGTAAAAGTTCCGTTGAATGGGGAGCCTACGTTTGTAACGACTACGCTCTGACCCTCGCTAAAATTATTATCACCTAGAACTGAATAAGTTGCTATGTTGTCTGTTAAAGAAACTCTGTCTATAGGACTTGAGTATCTAGTAAGCATAGGCAAAATTACGGCCTCTGCGGTATCTATAACATCTGTTAAATAAGCATCGTTATAGAGAGAACTAGAAACGCCCAGCACTGAGCGAAGTTCGGCTGCAGTTACTATTGTTGCCATTTCTAGTCCTCTCGTTAAACGACTGGGGGGAATCCCGGGAGCAGAACTCCCCCCATGATTAGTTGGTTATATTACGCAACCATGTAACGGTAAGCGCCTGCACCTAGTTTAGTTGCGACTGCGCCGTAACCGTAGTATGCAACCTGTACCTGACCTGTTGAGATTACGTTTGTCTGTAGTGATAGACGAGGTGACTCGTACCATGTGTAAGCATCTGGATTAACGACTAATGCTGTGTTATCGCCTAATCCTGCTGTGTCTGTTAATGCGCGTGATACGCGTAGGTTTAGCCCTAGAAGGTTTCCGCGAACTGCTGTTGCAGTAAGTGTTCCGCCTGCGTTTTGTGGGTTAATTGTCTGTTGGAAAATTGGACGGTTTGAAGAATCCACTAGTCCCATCATCGCTCCCCATTGTTCTGGAGATACAATAATGTTTTGTGCGAACCCTAGAGTTCCCTTATAGATAGAAACTGCTGCATCTGAAACGAAGTCAGCCACTAGCGCACCTGTTGTGAATGCTGCGCGGTTTCCGCCATCTGTTCCGCCTGTAATTAGTGCGGTTCCTACTGCTTCATCTGTAGCCTTTGCGTATGCATATTCCATTTGACGTACTAGTTCAGCGAAGAACGCTGGGCTAGACCTGTCTAAAATTTCGAGGCTAAATACTTGCTGGCCAATAAATTTTTGAACTGGAACTGAAATGAACGCTGCGTTCTGGTCTGTATTTGATGGAGTTCCACCTTCTGATGCTACTGCAACAGTTGGAGCAACAGTAATCTTAGGAATTTCAAAAGTCATTCCTGCGTCTGGTAGTGCGCCACGTGAAATTGAGTCAATAATTGGACGGTCTGCATTTGAGATTCCGTTAATTACTTCTGTTAATTGACGTGTTGGAACTAGTCCTGCGTTATCTGTTGTATCTGCAGCAGCAGCAACATACATCTTTGATGTTTCGTCGCCTAGTGATGCGCGTACTGAATGCTCGAGATAAGAAGACTTATCAACGATTGGGTTACGAACTGTGACTGAAGTGTAAGGTGCTGTTGCAGCCTTTACTTCAACCTTAGCAGCCTCTACCGTTTCTGCGGCAGGAGTGCTTTCTGGAACGGTAGTGTCTGACACTTGTTCTCCTTCTGTGGTTTTTGGTGTTTCATCCTGAACTTCGGGTTCAGAAATTTCGT